AGGCTTTCCACAATACATACATGGGTCACTATCACTTGATGCGCCATAATGATAGTATTTCTTCTGTATGTCAGCTAAAAAGCCTCTAGCAGTAAAATACCATTGAAATATCATATGTAATTCACCAGTAGGGCTATAGTTATATATCTGTTTGCCAGTCTTGAGTCGTTTATTAAGTATGCGAGCTTCAAGAATCACCTCGCACATTCTGGCAAGTGATACTGTTTCTTCTTCAATTACTTGGCTCATTATCAATTTATCCTTCCTTAGTAAAAGTGTTGAACAACCTAACCATACGCCTGAAAATATAGCCTGGAGAGTAATATAAACTAGTGTCATTTTTCCTTATATATATCTCTTATAAGGGAAATTTGACACTAGTTGGCTAGATGCCCTTCTGATTGTTTTTCATGAAATACGCCGCGCCGTCTGAAATACTCTTCAAACTTACCTAACCAGCCCAATAGTCTAAACATCTTCATATCCCCTTATCTCACTCCTTCATATTTGATTAGATTACTATATCCCCATTACCTTATCATAACCATCCTTATCAATCCAAGTATGACCACCATTCCACATTTCAGCTAACTTCGTTACACTTTCTTTCTTGATGCCATAGTAATCATAAACTTGTTGCTTATCCATTGGTACTAAATCACCACTAATCAACTCTCTACAGAACATCTGTACTATGCTATATATCGCCTTTAGTCCTTCCTTTGGCGGTACTTCCCATATACGATTGGCTATCTCTTGCTTGCCAGAACCTTTACTACGTTTCTTCTGTGCCATCTTTGGTAATGTTGTCGAAGGTAGATACTGACCACCTTTATAATGCTCACCATTCATTCCAATTTCACCACCAACCTTAGCTCTAGTCTTCTCAGCTTCTTTTCTCTCAGCTATTTCTATCATCTTAGCATCAACACAAGGAATACATACTGGAAAGTTTTCAGAAGATAGTGGTTCTATATTATCTGTGTTTGCTTTACATATTATACAAGTCATTGAATTCCCCCTTATATAAGTGGGGCCGTAGCCCCGGTGGTGTGTTGTCTATTCTAGGACACAAAGCGAATCGAGTTTCAAGCCCTTAGTCGCCCATGTTCCTGCTTCATCTATCCAGAAATAAACCAAGCCACGCTCAACATTTACTGATACTATCGGGAACATCCCCCCTGCCTTTGTCGCTTGACTGGCATAACGAAAGAGGTTGCATTTTTTTTTCGGGGTGAAAAAATCATCATCTGACTTAAAAAGGTAAAAGCTAATATCCTTTGTGTTAGCAGTACCATAAAAAGTTTCGCCTGTATCTCTGTGGAGATATTCGCTATAGTCGGCCGAATGTTTTACTAGCTGATAGGGAATATCGCATTTGGTTGATTTGATTGGTAGATAAGTCATGTTGTTTCTCCAAGAAGTTTGATATTTCACCTAGGCCATATAATTAAAAAAAGCCTCTGTTTGACTAATATACGATTCTTTTATAACTATTTCTGCGTCTTCCTCTTCCAACCAAGAGCAAAATTGATCTAGGGCTACATAATCACGCCCTGCTTTCTCACCATAAAACTCAAACATGATTGGGCTATCTTGTCTGATGTATCCTGCATTATCATCAGCCCATTTTATTAAATCTTGTTTCGTAATATTATTTTTAGTATATCCTGTAACGGTAACAGTATTTTTATAACGCGTATCCTGAATACTTGTTAGTTCCATTTTAATGTTTATCTTCATTTTATTTCCCCTTAAAAAGTGTTAAGTAACTTGTGTTTCCTTCTCTATCTATAGTATACAAGATTATACAGTAAATGTCAAGGCTTTATATGGGAAAAAATAGGCTTTATGGAAAAAAACTTGATTTTTCTTGACATAAAAAAGGCTTGATAATCCAAACCTTACCAAGCCATGCCGTACCAAACCTTACCAAACATTACCAAGCCACGCCGTACCTCACCGCACCTCTTTCGTATCTACCTCTTTCTTAACTAAAGCATCTCTTAACTGTCCAAGAGTTATATTTTTCGTAGCAGCCAAGACTTTAGCTGTATGAATCGTTGAAGGCAAAACGAATACTCCCCAACGAATACGATCCTCACCACTACTACTATTTCTCGCTTCATCTTTCATGTTCCATCACGCTCCTTTGTATGTTTAGTATTTTAACACATCCTGATGCTTGTATCTTCTTAAACTGAGGAAGAGCCTTAGTTTTTACTGTCTGTAAAGCTTTTGCTTGCGATTTTTTAAGTTTATGATCTATCGCCACTTCTTTTACATCATTATCCATGTTGAGATAAGGCTTGAGATCATGCACAATAAACGATTGCCATTTCACTGTTCGTGGTAAAGATAAAAATGCAGCTTCAACTTTTATAACAAATTTGTTATAAATATCATCTCGAGATGCTATATGTATATTTACAGTATACACAATAATACTAGAAATGTAAAGGCAATATTTAATATATTCTGCAAGACGTTGCAGATGTTGAGGGATGATCACACACGCTGTTCCTGTGATCATTCCTTTTTTTATGGCCATAGGAACAGCAGTTATGAGGAACAGCATGTCAGGTAATGAATCAGTACCAATAGAGCAAAGGAAAGCAGCAGAAGCTCATTTACGAGACTATATAGCGACTGAGATAGGGTCTGAAGGCGAGCGAGTATGTCTTGATGCTTTAATGGGTGTGGTGTTCGATATACAGTCATTTGGGGCGCGCCAGCAATGGCGAGAAAAACTGTCTAAGCTTCCAGATGGTAAAGCAATACCTAAAGGACGTTTTGATTCTGAAGATAAACGTTTACAGATGATTGTTAAAGCTGGACTGAAAGAAGAGGAAAAACCTCAAGAGGAAGGGCCAACAATCAAAGCAATTCCATTTAAGTTATTCGACAATGGAGTTATCATTGATCAAGTATTACAAGGTGGCAAGGTGAGATTCGCAGTTCTTACACAAGAGGATGGAGAGGTCACATACTTGGATCAGATTCCAGATGAAGAAGGCGAAGTATTATATGTACCAGTCGAAAATGAGTTATGTCTTAAAGGTGATCCACCAGCAGTGCGACTACCTTCTAAAGCAGAGGAATATAAAAGCCTTGCTGATTTATTAGCTGAGATTCGCACATTTATTAAGTACTATCTGGAAGTAGACGAGCTAAACCTCAAGTTGGGGTCTTATTATATTCTGCTATCATGGGTGTATGATAAGTTTCACAATTTGCCATATCTTAGAGCATTGGGTGATACTGGTACAGGAAAGAGTAGATTTCTGGATACTATTGGATCATTAACCTATAAGCCATGCTTCGTCGCTGGCGCTGTTACACCAGCAGTAATATATCGAGTCATAGAGCTTTATGGTGGAAGTCTCATTATAGATGAGGCTGACTTTCGATCCAGCGATATTCATGATGAAATTGTTAAGATTCTGAACTGTGGGTTTCAACGTAGTTCGCCAGTAATCAGATCACAACCTACAGCTGATGGATCATGGGAACCAGCGCCATTCTCTGTATTTTGTCCTAAGATATTAGCTACACGAAGGAAGTTTAAGGACGATGCTCTTGAGAATCGCATGTTTACTGTAGTTATGCGAGAGTGTGTGCGATCTGACATACCATACACATTGGATGATAACTTCTATGAATGGGCGCGGTCAATCCAGAATAAGCTTCTAATGTTCAGATTGAGAAATTTGGCGAAGGTTAAAGCTCTCACAGATATGGAACTGAATGTGGATGCCAGACTTAAACAGATTACTATTCCAATGCTATCAATCATGGAAGAGGAAGATTTCAAGCAAGACCTAATGGATATTATCGAGACATATCAATCTGAGATTTTCGTAGATAGGTCTACCAGATGGGAAGCTGAAATTATCGCGGCCATACTTAAACTACATGATCAGAAGTCGACACAACAATTTACTATGAAAGAAATCGCTGAAGTAGTCAACGAAGAGCGAGAAACTGATGATAAGTTATCAGCGCGTAAGGTTGGATCAGTTGTTCGTAGAAGCCTATATCTAAAGGTATCTAAGCTTCGTAATGTTTATGGAATAGTGTGGGAGAATAACGAGAAGACCATACTTGAATTAGCTAAAAGATACGATATTTTATAATGTCGACGTTGTCGGCGTTGTCGACGTTGTCGACGTTGTCGACGTTATATGTGGAAAAAGGACATTTTTTTTAGAGTATACATTAACGACACTATCGACATATACTCATGGGCTTCTTACCTTTTCACCTAAAATAAGTCGACAATGTCGACATGAATCCATGAACGTAAGTGATACCAATAGTTTATGTGGTCGACTTCTCGAAACCTTACAAGTCGACAATATCGACAAGTCGACACATAGAGATTAACAATGGAATATCTATCAATAACACCAATAGAATTTAAGGATATTATCTCAGTATTCGCAGAACGTGATATTGAGATTATGCATTCTGTTCAAGATGGCGAGGTCAGAATCTACTCTCATATTGATGAAGTCGAGCATATTTTATGGTCTGCGCGTGTAGTTGATGGGCTGGAAGCGATATTTTCGCCTAAAATGGCTGTGGATGCAGCATTGATAGGGGCTAAGACTGATTCTAGCACATTGTAACAGTTGTTAAGGGGGATTGGATTCAGAGCATAATTATTATGCAGACCAACGAGGAAAGTGGTCTAAACGTAGTGAAATCAATACTCTACAGCGATTAAGGCGTTGCGAAATTGGTACACATAACCTTTATTATGGGGCATTGTCGACAACGTCGACAAGTCGACATGAAATGAAAATGAGGTGATAACATGGAACATGAATATCCAATAAACAATCAGGAACAGCTTGAATTGTTTCACGCTTGCCTACTCGAAGTCGTTACAGAAAACACTATAATAGGGTACGACGCAAGGATACATGTGGCAACGGCGCTCTTTCAGTATAGAATACAGTGCATAAAAAAGTTGGAGGTGATAACGTATGATGAGCAAGAAAGAAGTTGAGAGCCAGATTGACCAGGTACAGAAAGATATTGCTGATTCAGGTACTCAGATTGAATCTCTCACAACTGAGCTTGAAGAATTGAGCTACAAGGCCATAGAAAGCGTAGACGGTGCTAAGGCTATACAAGATCAGCGGCACGACATACAGGCTACTATTGAGGCTACTACGGGCTTTAAGGTTGCGCGGGAAGAACGACTTGAGGTACTAAAAAATATTTTATCCAGACATAACGCCAGAAGCGCGGTCAAAGACTGGGAAAGAAATTGTAAGCGCGTTATTGAATTGATGGAACAACAGAATAATCGCGTTGAGGAGGTCATGAGACTTCGCTCTGAGATAGACGACATTAGAGGAAAAATGGACGTTTCAAAGGCGATCAAAAAGACAGTTTATTGGAATGAACGAACTGTCTTTATGCCAAATGCGCCTTGGAACTTATTGACACAACTGGATGGTAAACGATACTTGATACAGATTTCAGGCAAGTTAAGAGATCGGCCATAGTCTATCTGGGTAGATAACCTGTAAATTACTTACAGGTTAAGAAGTGCAAAGATTCTTTCCAGTATGGTTGGGTATGATAATATAAAAGATTCTTCATAAAGCTTAATGGAAATTGTCCATAATAATCATTCCCCACATCAGCTTTCGATTGATTCCAAATATTATATATATTTGGCTCAAAATCTTTGTTCTCCAATAAAAAGTCTAAATCAGCCTCGAAAAGTTCTTCATTATTGGTTTCTCTAATGTTTAGAAAAAGCAATAAAAATTGTTTTTTGAAGTCCGAAATTGGGGAATTATTTTTATACCCAAACTCTTTAGCAATATCTTTTTGTTTCTTTAATTGAATACTGCTAACACTGTTAGCACTTTATAAAACTGTTAGGAATCCTGACAGTTCCACATAATTATGAGAAAGTGATATTGGTTGAGCGCGTCATCTTTATGCTCAACTATCTCTTTACATATCTGAATAACGCGCTTGTTTCGTTTAAGCTTCGTTATCTCCTCAAAGTGTCGCTCCTTAAAATCTTGAGCATGTTCAATTTTTTGTTGAGCATACCAAATTTGTAGATATTGAGCAGAGTTAGTAAGTTGCTCAATATCCCAATGGCAAATTCAGTGATATTAGTCCATACTATTGGTATCAGGTACTTGCCTATGTCCATTGTAGGGCAACCTCGAAGGTCATTATTGACGCAATATGGGAATTGATATGAAATGCCAACATATAGACTCTCTGTCAGGAAAACAATGTGGCGCGCATTCGCTGCGTCAGAGTGACGATAATCTGTGTTACTTCCATACAACAGATCCAGAGGTGGTCGCCAGGAGAGTCGCCAGTCAACGTCAAGGAGGAAGCAAGGGTACTACTACCATGATAGAGAGTGTGGCTAATCTGGACGATATACGACTGATCCTGAGCGATGTTATATCACAGCTGAGAAGCAAAAAGAAGATGACTAGAGATGAGGTATTCAAGTTAAGATCGGTGGGTTATGTATGCAATGTCCTTGTAAAAGTCATAGACATTTCAGAGATCGAAAACAGAATCCAGAACCTTGAGAAAAATTTATTACCAAATGGAAGTCGAGAGAGGTGGTAGGATGTCTAGGAAGGATAGGATTTCACGACTTGAAAGAGTTAATGGATTAAGTAATCAGATAACTAATAAACCAAGTAATCAGGAAGTTGACATTACTGAGAAAATGGTAGAGTATCAGCGCCAGGTTAAAAGCTGGTCACTGGATAAATTATACAGCGAGGCGAATAGGCTTCGTCCGCGTCATTGGGGAAGGAAATAATCATGAATGATAATTATTTACAATCACCATTTGAGACGTTACGCTGTAAACTAGAATTGGATATAGCAACCTTCAGCGAAATGATTCGCGTTGAGCCACAGGATTATAAGAGATTAGAAGATTGCTGTGGCGTACCTCATGAGAAGATATTAGTCAGGATGCAGGATTTAGGGCTGATAACAGATACCAACGCCTTTGCTGATGAGCAGGCGCAGATGTATGATGATAGAAAGAAGATACTAGAGGAATCCTATCAGCGCGGTTTGCATTTTCGCGAATTAAGCATTGACCTACAAGTCGTCTGTTTGACTGAGAATAAAATTGATTTTACGCCAGTGCTCACAAATGAATCATAGGCAAGGCCAGGATTCTTAGGCGTGCGTCTGGCTTTGCCTATCACAAACCTAGCGCGCGTCGAATAGAGGTATCAGTTGCGTATACCAATCACCATGCGCGGCTGATACCTTTTTATTAGCAAAGTTGCTAATAAATTTATTAGTATTATAAAAGGAGAATCATGGAATCCATGAATGATAATAGACTGATTTGTCCTATATGTTTGAGTAAATTTTTACCTAATAAGGTAGGTAGACCTCGAAGATATTGCTCGCCAGCTTGCGCGCAGACGCAAGCATATCGCAATTATGATCGTAGGTATAGAAGAAATAATGCAGGATTACTTGACAGAAACGCTAAACCAGTGATACAATAGAAGTGGTTTCTATTGCTTTTGATTGATTCCAGATATTATATAGAATTGGACTAAATTCTGTATAGTCTAATAAGAACTCCATATCTTGCTCAGAAAGTGCCTCAAATTTAATTTCACTAGCTTCTAGCGAAATTAAATTCAGAGCGTTTTTGAAGACCTTAATTGTCGGCTCCGATACTCCAAACTCTTTAGCAATATCTTTTTGTTTCTTTTGGAAAAGACAACGCCACATTAGAAGCTACGAACTTCTAACATGGCGCGATGTTGTCTAATTTTCATGTATAACACATAACACTTTCAACTTTTATAACAAATTTGTTATAAATATCATCTCGAGATGCTATATGTATATTTACAGTATACACAATATTTGGGAAATCTGTCAAGCATAAAAACGTAAAATAATAGGCTTTAATTAAAAAAAAATCTTGACAGTCGCTATCTATCATGGTATTCTGTAATAAGATAGAAGCATTAAATACACACCGTCCATGCAAGAGGGCGCAATAAAAACCCGTCTCAGGCGATTGGTTTATGCCTTCAAATTATATATCACAACCACATAAAATATATAAATTCGATAAAGGGAGTATATCTCATGCCATTCGTCAATGAGCATAGTCTTAGATTGCGTTCACCCACCATTTTTGACGAAAGTAGCTTTAGACGAACTAGAGGCGGCACGCTATTCGGCGGCAACCTTCAAGTACCTAATAGTATTAGTCTAATTTTGGCGAAGTTAAAAGACTGTGCTGACTCTGATGATCCAGTGATCGCACAAACCTTCCAATTTGACAAGTCAAAATGGACAATAGATGCTGCGAAATCTTGGGTCACCAAAAACATCAAGCGCGACATATTTGAACCAGCCTCTTCTAACAATACTGAAAAACCTATTACTGACAAAGACCTTGTTGAGAGTATAATACAGGGCAATCTTGAAGACTATAATGCTGGTGAAGAAATTAGCTATGTAGATATTGAATCAATGAAGTCTACCATAGAATTCTCAGAGACAGAGGAATTTGACGCTACCTCAATACTTGCTGCACAATTACATCAACTAAACGCGGAGGAATCGAATACAGACACGACTAGCACAGCTAGTGAAAGCCTCGCAGAAGAAGATAAAACTGATGAGGCTGAGATACAAAACCTAGAAGGTATTGAAATCTTTGCAACTGGCACATTTAGAGGCGTTCCTTATACGACAAAAGACCTGGATGAAATTGTCGCGAATTTTATGAAGTTGCGTGGTCAGATTAAGCCACCAATTAAGCTAGGTCATGATGAAGGACAGCCATTACTCAAGATTGAGGGTTTACCAGCAGGCGGGTGGATCACGAAGTTGAGCAGGATAGGCGATAAGTTAGTGGCTGATATTGTAGATGTGCCAAATAAGATAGCCAGGATTGTTAAGAATCGTGGTTATAAACGTATTTCGTCAGAGATATACACCAATTTAGAACACAATGGCGAGCGACATGGTAAAGTATTGAAAGCTATAGCCTTTTTAGGAGGCGACATTCCAGAGGTCAAATCACTGGATGATATGGTGGCTCAGTATGATGATAAGCTTGCTAATAATGAATTTAGGAGCGTGATATTCATGGCTGACGATGCCAAGAAAGAAGTCGTCGAAGAAAAAACTACCGAGGAAGAGGAAGCTACAGAAGAAAAAACTGAGGAAAAAGCCACTGAGGAAGAATCTACTGAGGAAGAAGAAGAAAAAGAAGTAGAGGAAGCCGAAGAAGAAAAGGAGAAAGAGGAAGTAGTGGAAGATACTAAGCCTGATAATTCAGAAATGGAAGCTAAGTTGACAGAACAGGCTAAGATGATTAAGCAGTTGACTGAGAAGGACGCTGTTAGAGATCAGGTTATTGCTAATCTACAGGCAAACGCTAAGGCTGAAAAAGATAAAAAGAACCATTTGCTTGACGAGACTTTCCTAACTGAATTGACTAAGGCTGGTAAATTCCCACCATCACAACATTCAAAGGCATTAGCTTTGTTGACTGAGTTGCGTACTGATGAAGAAAAGGTCGTAACTTACACCGAGGATGATACTGAAATTAAGGTCAGTCCTTTTGAGCTTGTCAAAAAGCTGTTTACAGAGTGGCCGCAAGGTATAAGTTTCGCGGAAACTGCCAAAGGTTCTGAGATAATTGATCCAGGCAGCGGCAAAACGATTGAAGTGAATAAAGATGGTGTGCCTATTTATGGGGCTGATATAGCTGAAAAAATTACTAAATACATGGAAGAACATGAGGGCGTTGATTATGGCGAAGCTTATGCTATAGTTGACAAACAAATAAAATCATAAAACAGGAGGTGTATTAATATGGCAGGCCCACAGACGATACTTCCTGTAAGTTATGAAGCTGGTGAAGACCTATCATCTAGTCAGTATCGTGCGATAGTTGTAGGAGCTAGTCAAGGTTTGATAGCTTTACCTAGTGGGGCAAACGCTTCACGGTTCCAGGGTATTCTTCAAGATCGACCAGTCGCAGGCGAGTCTGGCGAAGTAATGAAGTTGGGTATTTCACGCGCTATTGCTGTAGGTACTATTGCAAATGGCGATCCTTTGGAAATTGGCGACGCTGCTGGTGGTGTAAAGTCTTTAACGTCTGGCGTTGGTTCGTATCTTGGAACTGCTGAGAAAGATGCTATTGATGGTGAAGAATTCTTGATGTTTATCTGTCCTGTAGAACTTGCAGGAACAGGTATTACATATTCAAGTTCGTCTTCGTCTAGCTCTAGCTCGTCCAGTTCCAGTTCACAATAAAGGGGTAGGTGATAAGTATGCCAGGCCCACGAGACATTTTAACAGTCACTTACTCTGCTGAGGAAGACCTATCCAGCAGTCAATATAGAGCAGTCGTACATGGTAGTACTGATGGGAGTGTCGCTTTACCGGCAGGAACTAGTGCTGGTCGCTGTCTAGGTATCTTACAGAATAAGCCCCCAAGTGGTGGCTGCGCTTCTGTGAGAAAGTATGGTCAATCTAATGCTATAGCAGTAGGAGCTATTTCGGCTGGCGACGCTTTAGAGATAGCCAACGCTACTGGTGGTGTACGAACAGCACAAGCTATTGTCGGGACGTATTTAGGAACAGCCGAGGAAGATGCTGCTGATGGTGATGAGTTCAGGATGTTCATTAGATTATTTGAGGTTCTAGCATCGACGCTAACTTGGTCGAGTTCGTCCTCATCTAGTTCTAGTTCGTCTAGTTCTTCGTCTTCGAGTTCTAGTTCTTCGTCTTCGAGTTCCAGTTCGTCTAGTTCGTCCAGTTCAAGTTCGTCAGACTAGCAGAATGCTTAACAATACAGGAAGGTGATTATCAATGCCAGCAAATCTAACCATAAGCTCGGTGCATATAAATAAGCCACTGACTAATCTTGCAAGAGGTTATACGCCGCCTGGGTTCATAGCAGAGCGGGTATTCCCTGTTGTAACTGTTGAAAAAGAGGCTGATTCATATTTTCAGTTTGGTAAAGAAGAATTGCAAGCTGATGAAGAGAATACGCTTCGCGCTGATGGAGCGTTGGCGTCTGAGTTTAGTTGGGATGTGACCAATACGTCTTACCTTGCTCACGAGTACGCCAAACGTCAGTTGATTACTGATAGAATTGTAAATAACGCTGACCCGCAGGTACAGCCTAGTATTAACACCACAAAAAAGCTCAAGAGTTTGTTAATGCTAGGTCAGGAAAAGCGAGTACAGGCCATAGCGCAGAGCGCGGCTGTATTTACAAACACTGCTGTGCCTGCTATAAAATGGGATCAGTCTACTGCGACTATTCAGGCAGACGTGAACACGGCGAAAGAGCAAGTCCTGTTGAATGCAGGAACTATGCCTAATTCGTGGCTGATGAACTTCCAAACGGCTAACGATATTATGCTGTGGTTGAAGAATCAAGCACAGACTACGTTCTCAGAGTGGTTGAGCAAGAATATGTTGCCGCCCATTTTGTGGGGCTTGGAAACTATCATTGGCGAAGCTGTTGAGAATACTGCCAATCCAGAGGCAGCAGAAGCGTTGGCTTATGTATGGACAGATAACTCACTTATCTTCCACAAACAGCCTACTCCTACTTTGCAAGATAGGTCGGCTGGTTATATCCTGAGAGCGCAGGATTGGGAAGTAAAGACCTATCGCGAAGAAGCGCGTAAGGGTAATTGGCATGAATGCTCAGTGATTGAAGATGAAGTCACTATTGATGCCAGTTCTGGGTATTTGTGGACTGATGTTCTAACGTAGAATCTCGCCATGTTTAGTCTGGGGGAATATTCTCTCAGACTAAACTAATCGGGTAATTTGATGCCATATACTACAGTTGCAGAAGTCAGACTAAATCATGAATTGATCAACACAAATGCTAATTCAGATTCAATAATCTCTATGCACATCCCTGGGGTTGATGATTTGATAAATGGTATGATAAGGAGTAAGGTCACTATTCCATTCGTGGGTGAAGCTCCTGAACTCATTAAAGGTATTAGTCGTGATTTAGTTACATTCAGAACACTGCGCAGTCTTTATAGCGCACAAGTAGAACAATACCAAACGTGGCTTGACCAATACAAGGTTGAGCAGATGGAAGTACTTGAAGCGATTAGAGATTGTACTATAATCTTAGACCCTGATTTAGCTACTGCTTTAGCGAGAATAGCTAGTAACACCAAAGGCAAGGAGGCTATCTTTAACCTATCTGATGAAGAAGGCCAGAACTTTCACCCAACTGATGGCGATCAACGCTATGGAGAGATATGAAATTAGCGATCTTTTGTATTGGTGGGCTAAATAAGGCTATATTATCTAAGCTGAGAGTAGAGGCTTTGGACAATATAGCCTATCACGATATTGAGTCCACAATACCTAGCGAACCCTTAACGTCATGGACGACAGCATGGACAGGTATTGGCCCAGCGGTGCATGGTAAGGTTGCTGGTATCAAAGGTCGTAAGCCAGCACTAAACACCATCTGGGACGATTTCATCAGGAATGGTCAGAAGGTCATAGTTTACGATGAAGGTGAATGGGCTAAAGAAGACGATACTGATATTGGGGTTTATAATTTAGATTCTGTTTCTGATTCTGTGATCAATGGCGATATAGCTCAAGCTCAGGAAACGCTCAACTCTGCCACAGAAATGATTAAGAGCGTTAGCGATATACCTTATTTAATCATTTCCGCGTATGGTACTGCTAAATATAGTACAAGCTTGAATGTAGATAAGTTTCTAATTGGTAAGTCAATGATCAAGAGGAATGCGCGCGGAATGGAGTATGAAGAAACAATCGCCTATCCTGCCAATTATATAGGCAAGAAGCCGCGCACGACTTATGGGATCGTATTGAATTCCAATAAGCGTATAAAAGGCTTTATGGAAGATCGTCACGTAATGAATGTGGCTGGCAATTTAATGATGATACTGAATAACGTTCAAGGTATTGACGCTAAACCAGCACATCTACAGTATGACATTACTGGCAGTTACTTTGACGATATGCCTGATATAGTATTAAGTAGCCCTAGCAATCTGACGTGTTTTCGCGTGATGGGTGAAGTTAAGGCGGCGGCCTTGTCGCCCTGTTATGATTATGGTTTGTCGGCAATGGGTATGATTGCTTCTAATGAGCCTGATGTAATCTCAGGTATCAATACAGTGATGGATATTCGCAAGGCGATTAAACGAGCAAACGATAAGGCGAAAGATTGATGAATAAGAGCGCATTCATGGGGCGTAATGGTACATTACATACGATGCCTGATAAAGGAATATTGAATATCTTTAATTGTCGTCGTTTAGATGATGCTATTCCAGCCCTGAATCTATTAGGAGCAGATGGGTATTTGCTCTCAGTAATCGTTAATGAGAAAGGCTCGCAGGAAGACAGCAGTGATTATCACAATACAGTCGGGCAAATAGAAAACTGGATCAGGAATGATGTATATAGCCCCATCTTTTTTCGTTACTGCTATCACCACCACGCTAAGAAATGCGATTGTAGATTACCTAAAACTGGCTTGATTGACGCCTTACAAAAAGAACATGATATAGACTTATCTGAAAGTATTATGTTTGCCACGTCTCAACAAGAAGTCGAGGCCGCTGAGGTTGCTAATATTGGTAATATAATTAGGATCAATACTGGTAAAGCAGATTGGGCAGATGACGAGTTACCGCTTTACGAAACTTTACTAGATGCAGTAAGGGAACTTACGCTAAATGGCTAAATCAGGTATATCATTCAGCGTTGAGATAAAGAGCGACGATCTGAAACGTCTCTTGAAAGAGATGGAGATTCGTGGTAAGAATCTATCGCCATTATTCAAGAAATTTGCCATAATTATGACGCGCTCCTTTGCTGATAACTTTCGCCAAGAAGGACGACCTACAAAGTGGAAAGCTCTATCTAAGAATACTGTAGCAGGTAGGCGTAAAGGTAGTAGTCGTATATTACAGGATAAAGGTTTTTTGCGTCAATCTGTTTTAGCCAGATCAGGGTCGGGGAACATCAGGAAGTTTACCAAAGATTCGCTTACGATGGGAACGCGCAATAAGGTTGCGCCTTTTCATCAATTTGGCACTAAGCCATTCGTGATAGTTCCTAGAAGTAAAAAAGTTTTAAGTTTCATGACAGCATCAGGGCGCGTATTTACCAAAAAGGTTAATCATCCTGGGTTAGTAGCCAGACCATTCGTAATGATTCAACAAGAAGATGAAGACGCAATGGCGAAAGCGACTCTAGGCCATATGGTTGAGGAATAATGGCGTTACCATTTGAATTATTAGATCAAATTGAATCAGTTTTTGAAGCTGAAAATGTTCCAACAGGCTTATTGCCTGGGATAAACTTTATTGGACAAGGTGGAACATTGCCACCTTTGCCTGTTGATGAATTTCCAGCGATTCTTATAGACATAGATCGCTCACGCCACCCTATGATGCGCGCCGCTCTTGGAAAGTCAGAAGCCTTTGATGAGATATACTTTATTGGCATTACAGTAGCTTCGTATATTGTTAAAACTGATGCTGGTATTGGTGGCGTCAAGGCTGCGATGAGAGAGGCAGTTGGCTTGTGGAAGACTATCTTAACTATTTGTCAACGAGAAACTAGGGAAAATAAGTGGAATAATTTAGTCTATGATGCTGGTGTTAATCGTGATGAAGATGTTGAATATGGCGATATTTTTCCATTAGATGGGACATTTCCTATAGCTTACGCTGTAAGAGGAGTAATGGAATGTAAATCAGTGAGTAAGACGAGTAGCTCGTCTAGCTCAAGCAGTTCTTCTTCGAGTTCTTCTAGCTCGTCAACTTAAAAATAAAGAGGTTTTATTATGGGAATGCAGTGGAACGCTATTTTAGGGCTTGCCGAGGAACAAGTTTGGGGTGATGGTGTTAATACTCCAATATCACTTATTGGTGTTTTATCAGGAGATCAAGTCGTTGAGGCAATAGTACCGGACGATACTAGAGCGACTAAGTTACGTGCGCCTAGAACTGCGCCTTTAACTGGATTAAATTATGCTTTTAACTGGCAACAATGGGTTAATCGAGAGGTAATTGGATCAGCATTAAAGTTTCTGTATGGCGCAGTGAATACTACTGGTGGTGGGCCTTTTACGCATACTTATGCTCATGCTACAACGCCATTAGGCTTGCCTGGATTTACCCTATTCGTAGATAGAGGTATTGATGGTTCTAACCCAACTGATGCTCTAGCTGGTTGTATCATGAATCAGATGACGTTAGAAAATAGCGCGGCTGATGTGTTAATGGCTACGTTTGAAGGTGTTGGACGTAATCGTTCTCAAGAAGCTGCTATTGCTATTTCCGCAGCACAATGTACTGAATTAGGACTTGATCCATTTATCTTTTCTGAATTGACGTTTAAGCAAGGACTGAATGGGGCGGCTTTGGCTACAGATACTACGATTGAGAATTTATCAATAGTGATTACCAATAATATCGTAGCTGATAAACGCACCGCTGATCAGTCTTTATACATCCAGCGACCACAAGCAGGTATGATTGAAGTAACTGGTACGTTTGATGTAGAGCAGGAAGATTATACCAGATTTGACGCCTTTGAAGCTAATCAACAGGTCGATATTGAAGCAACTTGGAGCGATGGTACTTATTCGTTATTGATTCGAGTTCCTAACGCTAGATTCACAGCACACCCATTATCGCCTATCGGCGGCAATAGTGATAGAGGTATTATAACTGTAGAATTTAGAGGGATTTATGACTGCGCTGATTCAGAAATAACTCACGCCGTTTTAGTGAATGATGATGCAGCAGTGCCTAGTTCGACTAGTTCTAGTTCTTCGTCATCCAGTTCTTCATCTTCAAGCTCTTCTAGCTCAACGTAATATGGAAACAAAATGGAATGGCAAGGATTACTTGCTTTATCGCAAACGCAAACATGGGGAGATTTCAGCGACACGCCGCAACGCAAGATTGCTGTAGAGCGTGCTAGGATACGTATACCAAAAGATACAGGTAGATATGGAAGGGCGACTGATTCCAGACAGTTCCATAGAAGCATATTGGAAGGGCTGGACGTTGCCTTTGAATGGGTACAATGGGTAAACTACAAAAACTTAGTTGAAGTATTGCTATTCGCCTTTGGAAACGATATTACAACCGGGTCAAATCCTTTCGCTCATTCCTATTCGACTGAGAATGCGCCGAATAGCTTACCAAACTTTTCTCTGTTTTTAGATCAAGACATAGACACCAGTCCTACAAAAAACATTAGTGGATGCAAGATAGATGAACTGCGATTGGAAAATGATAGCAGTAATATTCTAAAAGCAACTATCAATGGCGTTGGTCGAAGCCACCGCGATATTGCAGCTTTAACAGTCAGTATAGACGACTGTGATCAGTTCGCATTATCGCCATTTATCTTTAGCGACTTAGCATTTACATTAGGCTTGAATGGCGCAGCTAGAAGCGCAGAAACAGGTATTGAGTCTTTACGAATTCGCTTACGAAACAACTTAATTAAAAGAATTCCTTCGTCAACTTCTAATTTCGTAATAGAGCCAAGCGAAGGCATGGTTGATGTAAGCGGGTCGTTCAGAATGGAAGTGGAAGACTGGACTGAGTTTGACGCTTTCATAGCCAACGAACAAGTTGATATATCGACAACGTGGACTTCTGGGGTTTATTCTTTAACAATTACAATACAGAATGCTAGATTTGCAGTAGTTCCAGTTCCAGAAGCAAGGGGCAGTTCAGGACGTGGTGTTGTTGAGATACGTTTTGAAGGACTTAACGATGGTAGTGATACAATTACAGCGACTTTGGTTACAGACGAAGCAGGGGTTGTGCTGGCTAGTTCTTCTAGCTCAAGTCAATCCTCTTCGAGTTCCAGTTCGTCGTCATCAAGCTCTTCCTCGAATTCTTCGAGTTCTAGTTCGTCGTCGTCTTCGAGTTCGAGTTCGTCTAGTTCTAATTCTTCGAGTTCTAGTTCGTCGTCGTCTTCGAGTTCGAGTTCGAGTTCTAGTTCGTCCTCGTCGAATTCGTCATGTAGCAGCAGTTCCAGTTCGAGTTCGTCGTCAGCGAGTAGTAGTAGTTCTTCGTCAAGTTCGTCGTCCAGTTCTTCGTCGAGTTCGTCAACAAGCATAACTTAAAAGGAGATTTGCTCTCATGAGACTAATGCAAGAAACTAGACCAGAAGATTTAGAAGTTGTAGAGTATTGGGTTAAAGAGAATGGCAAGGCATGGTCGGTTAGTGATGATAATGAACCATTAGATAGCGATGGTAATGTCTTCCCTATGGATGCTAATGGCCTTCCAATAGCTATCCCTACCATAATAGACCCACAAGAGAATGAGGAAGTGGATTCTACGCCCAATATGGAAGAGATAGAGCTACCTGAGCGATTGGTCTTCAAGCTTAGAATGCTTTTAGGTAATGATGATAACAAAATTACGCAAGCTTTAATCAAGATCAAAACACAGGCAACGCGACGTAATAGACCTGGTAAAGTTGAGCAGGAAATAGATCAAGGCGCGGCAGCTAACGTGAAGTTAAGTTTGGCTATTGAAGAATGGGCTGGCATTCTTGATAAGAATGGTAATCTTGCTGAAATAACACCTGAGAATGTAGGCTATTTACCTTCGTGGATTCATGGCGATCTTACTGAACGAGTTACCTCCATGAGTTTGATTAACGAAGAAGACGCGGGGGAATAGGCGAGGCAGTTGCGTTATACCTGGAGCAATCTGCTTATGACATGGAAACCAGGGGATGGCAATTAGCTGATTTATCGCCTATTGCTAGAAACGCCGTTAGGCTTTATTTTCGTTGTCAGATGTTTAATGAAATAGCATTACCAGAAAGCGGTGGCGTTTTAGATCAGAATGAGTTAGTCGTCTCAATGCTTGAAACGGTGCATGGTTTCGTTATGGAATTTCGTAATAGGGAAATGGATAAGTCAATACGCGTTGGTAATAAGCCAGCACAAAGCTTTCCAGGCGTGAATTCTCGTGATACTGAGAATATATCTATTGGGAAGAACTTTAATAAGAGGATAACAAGGTGATACTTACAGAAGCAACTCTAGCTGAATTACATCCAGAACTAGTTGAACGATTGAAGATGGCTCATGGTAAGCCTGTGATGATCACAGTTACGCATATTGATGATACGAAGGATAATAAATTTCAATATTGGATGATGACGAATAATGAGTTTTCACATAATGATATTTATAAAACGCTGTGTCATTTAGGAAAGCAAGCTATAGATAATAGCCAGATGCGATCAGTATCACGGCGTAATTTCTGTGCATCCTGCGAACCTGTTAATGATCTTAAAGTAGTTGAAACAATTAAGCCACAGTTACAAGTTAGGAAACCAGCCAACTTACGAGGTTAGATCATGGCATCTAAGCGCGAAGTTAGTATAATAATCAGAGCTATTGATAAAGCCACTAGAACGCTAAAGGGCATTGGTACTGCTGCCGGGCAAGGCTTTAAGCGTATTGCTCAAAATGCAGATGAGGCGGCGCGTGCTTTGTTAGCTGTTGGCGCAGCCACTACTTTAGCGTTAGGATTAGCAGTTAGCACAGCGGCAGCATTTCAGCAAGAGATGGCTAATTCACAATCAGTCGTGGCGGCGACTTCTGCTGAATTAGCTATCTTAACAGATAATGCGCGAGAGATGGGTAAGACGACTGTATTCTCTGCGCGCCAAGCTGCTCAAGCTATATTCTTTTTAGGCAGTGCTGGCTTTTCTACAGAAAAAATTATAGGATCATTAAAAGGAACGTTGGCGTTGGCGGCGGCGACTAATGCTGATTTGGCTTTCTCTGCCCAAACAGTCGTTTCCACATTGTCAGCATTTAATTTAACAGCACAAGAATCTGGTCGTGTTGCTAATGTCTTTGCGGCTTCAATAGGTGGTTCGCAGGCTACTATTGTTCGCCTTGCTACAAGCATGTCTATTATTGGCCCTATTGCTGAATCTGTTAATATGTCTTTAGAACAAACTACAGCGATAATGAGTCTTCTGTTTAATAAAGGTATTGATGCTTCTACAGCAGGTACAGCATTACGACAATCAATAGCTAAATTACTCAAGCCAAGCGAAGACGCCAAAGAGGCGTTAGGGCGTTTAACAGTTTCAGTGTTGAATACTGATAATACTTTACGGCCATTGGTAGATATTGTTAGAGCCTTAGAAGAAGCTGGTCTATCAACAGCAGATGCTATGTCTATCTTTGGTGTAAGGGCTGGCCCCGCTATGTTGGCATTGGTCAGCACAGGCGCGGACGCTATAGAAGATTTTACAGATAGTATTACTGATACTGAAAAGGCTGCTGAAATGGCGGCAGTACAATTAAATACATTCTCAGGTCAAATTCGTTTACTAAAATCTGCTTCACAAGAGTTCCAAATTAGCGTGGGGAACCAATTATTACCAACCTTAAAGGAATATGTTAAAACGATTACAACATTATTAAACAATACCTCAGAATGGATGAAACAACATCCTGTCTTGACAGAAGTTATTGTAAAAACTACAGGCGCAGTGGGGATATTATTAACAACTCTGGGCGGAGGGTTGTTTGTATTAGGCTCATTTGCTAAGGCTATTCTTTCTTTAGTGGCCGCGATTGGCGGGGTAGCCACTGGATTTGTAGCGGGTATTGGATTAGCGGTAGTTGCTATGACTGCTTTTGTAATTGCAGCTAAGGCAGCAGCGGTGCATGCAAGACGTACTCGCAATGCTATTTCTGGCAAGTATACAGCAGAAGATGTTATCTCAGGAGTTCCAGAAGCTGTGGCTGAATTTGAACTGCTCCGAAGCGAAATGGCTGATACAACAAATAAAATTATATTCTTAGAACAAGAGATCGAAAAACGCAAAGCCAAATTATTAGAAACACCAGCCTTTAGAGGCACTTCCTTTGAGGTGCGAATCAAACAGATGCAAGAATCTGTAGAGGTATTTAAGGCGCGTTTTGCTAGTAGTCTGGAAGAAATTTCTAAATTAACTCTCAAGCCTTCTATACTTAAAGCGGGGCTTTATCAGTTGATACCAAAATTTCCTAAAGTGAAGGATGTTGCACCTCCTCCTGTGGCAGGATTAACTGATGTTCAAAAGAAATTAAATGAAGAACTAGATTTGGATCGTAAACGTTTAATTTTCTCAACTGCTGAATTGGAGATAAATGCAGCTAAAAATGTTGCTAAGAAAAGATTGGAAATAGAAGGTATTACTGATGCTCAAAGAGTTGCGATTCGACGAGTAGCAGCCGCGCAAATTGCAGAAATAAATAAGAACGCTACTAGAGAAGGTATTGCTAATGCTTTAGCTCAAAGAACTGCTACCATAGCCGGGAAAAAAGAAGAACAGAAGGCCTTTGCTGATTCTATTAAGGCATTTTTTGATGGCAATGCTGCTAGAGAAAAAATGATAGATGATCTTGAGATAAGAACATTAGAATCAGAAGGTAAGAAGAGGGCAGCAGCAGAAGCCAGATTAGAACAAGAATTGAATGCTTTACAATTAGCTGGTAGAACGAAGTTAGAGATAGATAGATTTGAAACAGCTAGACGCGCTGAAATACAAAAAGAATTTGTTGACGATGTTATAGCCAAAAATGCCAAGATGATACGCGATTTAGTGAATAAACGCTTAACAGCAGAAGCAGATTTAGCTAAGAAAATTAAAGATATTCGCGAAACTTCCTTTGAGCAAGAACAGAATCGTATTGAACAATTAGGACAGTCATATGCTGGTTTTGTACGTTCTGCGATTAGTGTTGGTCGTCAATTCTTTTCAGCACAAGAAGAAGGTTGGATTAGAGCATTAGCGGCTACTGTGCGCTTTGTAACTAAGGTCGTGGCTGGTTTTTTAAGACAGCGTTCTTTGGAAAAACTCAAAGATGCTGATCAAGCTAAAACTTCTGCTCACTTCCACATACAACACGCAGCTAAAATGACTGCTTTGGCGGCCGAAGCTGCTCTGTTATCAGTAATAGCTTTTGCCAGTGGTAATATAGCTTCTGGTATTGCTTTAGCAGCTGGGGCGGCGAAATCCGGGAAGAGCGCATTAACATCAATAGCAGCTGCAGGAGTATTTGAGGCACAAGCCACTAAATTACAGACTGAGGCTGCTGGGTTAGCTGTGGCGGCTACTGCTGTAGAAGTAGCTGGCGCGGCTGTAGCTAGTGGCTTAGACTTAGCTGCTGATAAAGTTAGACGCGCTGCTAGAGAAGAGGAAGAATTAGCCAGAACTAAAGAACGCAGATTAGATACTGAATTACGCCTTAAACAACAAATACTTGAGTTAGAAGGTCACACAATTGAGGCTAGGCGTTTGGGTATTCAAGATGAAGCGACACAACTGCGTGAAATGGGTATTGACGAAAAGCTAATCAGACGTTTTGAACGCCTATCAATACAGCAAGCGCAACAAGAAACTGGTGGTACTGTAGTAGATACTGGTAGTTTAACGCCTGTAGCTGGCGGTGGTAGTGTAATTTCACCAGCAGGAACAGTCGTTACGCAGAATTTTACTTTTATAGGTATACTTGAATCAGATAATGAAGTAATGTTACGCGAATTGGCAGAGAAGCTAAAACCATTTACAGAAGAATTGGATGACTTAGAAACTACTGCTTAAGCGCGTTTGAATCATCTTTATGATATATTTATCACAAAACAACTCGAACGAGCAAGTAGGCTGTGTTTTATCAATCCTCATAGGTGATATCGCGAATGGCTAATCCACAATTCACAGATCAAAATGGAAATTTCCCCTACATCTGGCAAGAACTACCCATTATACCTAGTGATCGTCCAGATGTAGCTACGCCTACAAATACAGATAGAACTATACTAGACTTCAAACATGCAGGTATGACTATTGGTACAATGTTCTTAACTAAGCGCGGTAAATGGTCTATTCGTTTCAGGTCAATCACAGAAGCCATGACTATTTCACTACAGTTTTTTTTCAATAAGGGATTCATACGCTTCCACCCTGATTCAGATAGCGCGACATATAAAGAAGTATATATCAGTAACCAATTTAATCCAACGTGGCAGCCTGGGGGTCGTTACGATCTGACGCTAGAATTGAGACAATATAGTCCATGATTATTTCAGCATTAGAGATTATCACGACAGCACAATTAGCCTTTAGCACGAGTTCGAGTTCCAGCACAAACAGCGCATCTAGTAGTAGTTCTTGTAGTTCGTTGTCGTCAAGCGGCAGCACATCTCCCTCATCTTCGTCATCCAGTTCTTCGCAATCTAGCTCTAGTTCTACTTCGTCATGTTCATCATCATCTTCCAGTTCTTCTCAATCCAGTTGTAGTTCTTCACAATCAGCTAGTTCACAATCAGGCACTTCGTTTCCTAAGTTCGCTGATTCAAATGGTAACACTGTATATTTCTTCGAGGTATTACCTTCACCAAACAGCGATAGACCTGATTTGACATTTGAAGTTCCACAAGAGAATATTACGATAGAGCATAGACGTAATGGTGTATTAGCTGATCGTGAAGTTATAAAGACGCGTGGTGTTTGGAATCTGATCTGGCATGGATTGACAGAAGCGCAAATGCAGAGCTTGCAAGTATATACAGAGTTAGATGAATTTCGCTTTTATCCAAATGGTTTATTGCAAGTATTTAGGCGTGTGTTTTGTCCTAGTAATGGTTGGCGTACAGTAGTTGAACGCGGCGGAACTTATACAGTAAATATGCTGTTAAGAGAACGTGATATTACGCAAAGTAGCTCTAGTTCGAGTAGTTCTAGTTCATCATCGAGTGATTGAAAATGGCACAAACAATAGATATAGCCTTATACAAAACCAACGCCTTCCTAGATAGTTATTCGCAGTCTGGCTCAATGGATGATCCTATCTTTCCCAAGTCTAGCATAACGTGGGATGGTGAAGCTGGGCAAGTTAGAGACATACAGCTATTCGCACAGAACGATGGAAACGTTGATGGTTTTGGTGTTATCGTTGAAGTTGTAGAGATAGATGGTACTGATGAAACAACTTGGTCGAAATTAGCCTCGACGCAAGCTGGCTTATCTGGTGCTATAGTTGGTGGCTCATTAGCTATAGGCGATTTAGCAGTTGGGGCTAGTACGAATTTCTGGCTACGCGTTCAAGTACCAGTTGGGGCTAGTTCTGAGAATAAGACTGATTTAAGGGTGAGAGCGGCGGCTTCGTGGTCTTCTTCGAGTTCGTCTTTAAGTTCATCACAATCGAGTCAAAGTTCCAGTAGTGGTTCACAAAGCTCTTCTAGTTCTAGCTCAAGTTCCAGTTCCGGTTCGTCTTCTTCCAGTTCATCTTCTTCTAGTTCTAGTTCGAGTAGTAGTCAGAGTTTACTAGCAGGGCCAACAGGGCCACAAGGCCCAACAGGCCCGCAGGGGCCAACAGGCCCGTCGGGAGGCCCAACAGGGCCATCCGGAGGAGCAACAGGGCCACAAGGCCCAACAGGCCCGCAGGGGCCAACTGGTTCGACAGGTGCGACAGGAACATTGGGCGTGACCGGTACTTTAGGTGTAACCGGCTCGACAGGTGCTCAGGGAGCAACAGGTTCGACTGGCGCGCAGGGAGCAACAGGCTCGACTGGTGATCAGGGAGCAACAGGTTCGACTGGTGATCAGGGAGCAACAGGTTCGACTGGTGATCAGGGTGCCGTTGGCAATCAGGGTGCGACTGGTTCAACGGGTGCTCAGGGGGCAACTGGCTCGACTGGTGCTCAGGGGGCAACTGGCTCGACTGGTGATCAGGGTGCCGTTGGCAATCAGGGTGCGACTGGTTCAACGGGTGCTCAGGGGCCAACTGG